ATTCCGAGTACGGAATATTAGTCTAACATTTCCAACGAGTTTCACAATTTAAACACGTGACAAATGTAGTCATTGGTTCATCAGCACTCCTCGTTTGTAACTGGTAGTATACCGTCTTTTTAGATTTACACCTGTTACACTTGAAAATCCCGTTTTGATTATTCAGTAGTTCCTTTACTATACTCTCTTTTCGAAGTTCCTTGTAAATTAGGTTTTCTTGTGTCTTTGCGTAAGGCCCTTCTGGGAACGATTCTTTGGGTCCATATTCAATCAACTGTGAAGACTTCAACAAACCTGATTTTAATTTTTCAATATTTTCTGGACATCTCTGTAGATTCAATTTCATTTCGATAAATTTGTGTTTGTATCTACTCTTAAATTTTGGATTTTCCCATGCAGGTACATCACCGAATTCTTTCGTTCTACGAACACTCCAGTTAAAAAGACACCTTTCTAGATTTATACAGGTGGCATTATCTTCAGGAATACCAAGAAGTTTAGAGAACTCATGTGTGACGTAGGATTCCATCTTACTATCAAACAAGAGTTATTTATTTAACTTAGGTTATGCAATTGGGAGACCTTTAATAGGTAAAGTTCCTCGGTCACATCCTCCAGAGGAAGGTGAACATACATGGAAGAAATCAGCAACACGCCTGGAGTTTCGTGTATCCACATATTCACTATCCAGGGCGCGAGTGTATTCTTCGGTTTTAAGAGTAAACACTCGTATGATAGCCACTATGACCACGACGAGTAAAGCAAAGGGAAGAAGATTCATCTTGATATTACACAACATTTTTGTCTTTGGTGAATATAAGGATGACAACAACAGCTGTGTTGATACATGAGAAACTAGATCAAATACAAGAAGTTGAATTAGACTTAGCACCCCATGTTAACGAGGCTCACATACTTCTTGAACGCCATCCAACCTTTATTGGACAGTGGCCAGAAATTGACGTGGTTATTATGAAAAGTGAAATAGGGAAGATACCAAACGAGAACATTCTCCCTGAACCATTTAGTAATGAGGACGTTCTTGGTCCTATATTATTAATAAAAATGGATGAACAATCGGAACCACAAAATTTTACACTCGAGGAGTACAAGCGTTTCATTTCGAAGGAATAAATGCATCACAATTCAAGACAGCATTGGCATACTTCATAGCTAATTGAAAATGTATAAACGGCCAATCTACAACATTTTCCATAGTGGGTGCACCGGGTAAAGGGTTGTTATTAACCGTCTTAATAATGTCAACCTTCTCACCATTCGTGATTTGAGTCATCACAAGACCAACGTCCTTCAACCATGCAACGTGAGACTCATCATTCGAATCAAAACTTCTCACAATGTGAGCCATTTATATTACTTAGGATTCTTTTCTATAAGTAATCTCGCACTTGGATCCTTTACGGTTGTCCACTTGGGTCTCCAGATTTCAGAGATGAGATGATCGTTGTCCTTTCCATACATCCGCCAGAAAATTGTACGATAGAGAACTTCTTCTTTTGTGAGAGGTGTATTATGACCTCTTGATTTCATCCGAGTTTCCCTTACTAATTTATCGTCAATCTCGTTTTCTGCGTATTTTTTTATTTCGTCGACCCAGTTTGTACCTACCGCATCACTCATACCATCCTTTTGTCTCCATAAAATATCATCTGGTAAATACCCGGTAAACGCTTCTCGAAGAACACGTTTTTCAATTGGATCAATTTTTACATTTTGGTTTGTTGTCATACACATATCAATAAACTCTTTATCGAGATACGGTACAATTAAATCTAGTCCATGAGCTCCCGCACACCTATCCGCTCGTAATCCATCGAACTGATGAATAAGACGAAGACGTCTCATGTTTTCGCATGCAAATTCATGAACATCCGGTGCATTATGAAAATAGAGATATCCACCCAAAATCTCATCGCTTCCTTCACCCGAAAATATATAACGACATTGTGTATTTTGTTTAATGTATTTGCATAACAACCACATAGGAGTACTTGCACGAACTGTCGTTGTGTCGTACGATTCTAAACTGTGAATAACATCACTAATATGTGCAATACCTTCTTCGGGTGTAAATGTTACTTCTGTATGATCAGAACCTAAATAATCTGCAACCTTTCTAGCCGCTATAAGATCAGGACTATTCACCAAACCAATCGAAAATGTCTTAATTTTTCCAATTCTTCGTGTAGCTATAGAAGCTATCAAACTACTATCTAAACCACCTGATAACAAAAATCCTATCTCTCGTTCAGTTGTTGAAAGTCGTTTGTGAACAGCACGTTCAAAAGTATATCGTATTTGTTCATGATCCACCGTATCTATATACTGGTTCACATGCCAATACGTACTATAGTAACAAACGAAATCATTTATATACGAATCATAAAAATGTCCGGGTGGGAAAATATGTATCGCAGAATTCAAATATAACAAAGCTTTTACTTCGCTAGCAAACGCTATAGAATCGTTATCATATCGACAATAAAACAGTGGTCTAACACCAATAGGATCACGGGCAGCTAATACACGATTTCCATCTGTATACACGAATGCAAAATCACCGTCAAGCATCTCAACTGTGTTCATGATACCATAGGCCTTAATCATAGGCATAATAACCTCACAGTCACTAGTTCCTTCTTCAATCCCAGTCCTGTACCTCTTGTGATTATAAATTTCACCGTTACATATTAACATATGTTTACCTTTCTTGAATGGTTGCATACCTGCCGGCGTCAAATCATTGATAGCTAGACGATAGAAATCCATTCTACATCTACCAAGTGTTTTTGTACAGTAGTCATCTGGCCCGCGGTGAGAAAGAGCATAAGAACTTGTTTCTACTTCGTCACCGAAAAGGGCAAGTATACCACACATATTATAGTACAGTTACTTTGTTTTTAAGCTCAAATCTAACCATTGAGTATATTTTACAGGGTCGACAACACCATCCATTTCTTGTCCCGACATTTGAATGACTTCTTCTACACCATTACTCATAGAGTCAAATGTCAATACACAATAAAAAGACACATTTGCCCGTTCGGCAATCCGGTCTATAGTATTGAAATCATATGTTTCGATATCCAGATAACGTGTTACCTGATCTACACTTCTTGTTTTTACATTATTTTTAGCCTCGAGTTTTCTTCTATTCTCGGACATATCAAAAGATGGCCATATACCATGTCTTGATCTAAAATCGGAAATATAGTACATACACTTATTCACGGAGTCTTTATCAGAAAAACACATATATCTCGTTTTACACTTGGGATCTACTAAGCTAAGATACCCCCCGTTCACGTTTAATTTTACAAAGTAGAACTCCATTTAAAATATATAAGGAAAATATCTTTAATTAATATATATGAACTTCCCCAAAACACCCGGTCAATGTAAATACATGCTCGCACTTCGTTCTCAAAAACCCATCATAATAGGTACAGGACCTGCCGGATCGGGTAAAACTATGCTAGCATGTCAAATTGCGATAGAAAACATACATAAATATTCTAGATCTAGAGTCATTTTAACGCGCCCAATCGTAGCTGCTGATGAAGATATGGGATATCTTCCTGGAGACTTGTTTCAAAAAATGGAACCATGGACTAAACCAATGTATGATATTTTCGAAAAACATTTAACTCATAATCAAATGGATCGTTCTATAGTTATTGAACCTCTTGGATATATGCGAGGTAGAACCTTTGACGACACAATCATCATAGCAGATGAAATGCAAAATTCGACTCCAAATCAAATGAAAATGCTTCTCACACGTGTTGGTGAAGGAACCAGACTTATCGTTACAGGTGATATGGAACAATCTGACCTTGGTCCAGAAAATGGTCTAACAGATCTTATATATAAAATGCAATGCGTTGATCTTGAATATATGAAGCATATTGAAATGGAAGATGATGATATAGTTCGCCATCCAGCAGTTAATGAAGTGCTTAAAGTGTTAAATGCTTAACAGAACATAATGTGGTTCCATGATTATCAAAAACAATTGAAAGAACCGACAGAAAATCAAAAGGTATGGTGTCAACATCCAGAAAAATTAACAGTTCTTTTCATAGAAGGTGATCGTAAGCCATTCACAAAATTTAATTTATGGAACATAGCACATGTATACGGAGGAACAGATGTTGGGTTGCACATCATGTGTTCGCCTCGAAATTTAAAAGATATGAAAGATTGGACAAAAGATTGGACAAATGTCACAATAACATGGAATGCTTTACATTCGATTAATGAGTATAATACTTTTTCATGCTCACAGGAATTATATAGTCGAATTATTTCAACACATCTTCTGTTAATGCAATGGGATACTTATATATTCAAACCTATAGATGAACACTTCTTCGAGTATGATTATGTTGGAGCACCGTGGAGAGAAGCTATGTGTGGTTACAATATACACGAATGGAAGAAACCTGAAGATATTGGAGATCAAAAACATTATAGAGTTGGTAATGGTGGACTATCTTTGAGAAAAGTTTTACCGTGTTATAGACATTGTGTAGAAAATATAAATAAACCAAAATTACTTGATGATACATTCTTTTCTGTTAACTCTTCACTTAAAATACCATCCAAAGAGGTTGCCTATGAGTTTGCAGTTGAAACGAGGCTTCGAGATGCTGATCCACCGAAGTCACCCGTAGGTATCCACAAAATATGGAGCTACCCGGGAGAATTCGGAGAAGAAGATTTTAAATCTTGGTTAAAGAACTAACGGAAAATATGTATATATGAGTAATTCTTTTGAACAAGTCCTCTCCGATGATAACCCAAGTAAAGGTGTTGCCATCGACGAGTGTCATTTAGATTTGGTTTATGGTCTCGTAAGATCTCACAAACCCGCCAATGTTCTAGAAATAGGTGTAGGCAGTGGACGTACAACCGCTTATCTATCAAAGGCATTGGAGAAAAATGAAAACTTACAGAAACTGACATTAGTAGACAATTGGGTTGATTGGAAAGGTGATAAACCAGAGTTTGTCAAAAAGTTTGAAGATAAAGTCAATCTAGTAGAGAGCGATGAACTCTCTTTTGTTTTCGAGAAGAATAAAACAATGTACGATTTCATCTTTTCTGATGCAGACCACTGGAATACACAGAAATGGTTTGAGTATGTTTTCTTCTCTATTCTTAAACCTGGAGGTATACTTATTTACCATGACGTCTCTATTGAGAGTCATTGTCCGAAAGATGCATTCAGATTTCCCAATCTAGAAGAGATACTTGTCAAGTGTAAAAGATATGGGATTTCCCATATGCATTTCGACCGGAGTTCTTCAAAGGATGAACAATGCTGGAGAGGTCTACTCGTGATATTTAAGTCACAACTACGATCGGTTGTCCCAAAGGATGATACTATTTACGTATTAGATTAAGTAAATATCCCTATTCCTCCACATCTCACCATAATCATTACCACCCTTTAAATCTGAATTATCTGCACCTCTTGCATTGTTATATTTGCACTTGACGAATTTATGTTTCCCAAACTGGATATGTTCGTCAGATGTATGTTGTCCAATCATACACTTGTCGGGGTATGCACGAATATAATCAATGGAAGCATTCATGTACGCACCGGGACCAGTTGGATATAAACAATCTAAACCATAGTGTCGTTGCTTGACATTCCACAACACGAGATCGATCATCTTCTTAGAAATGTCGTGTTTTGGTATCGAGCCTATGAAAGCTGTGTACATACACATCTGATTTGGTGGACAGTCAACGCTAGTATAATACTCATTGTTTAACGAAGAAAGCGTATCTATAGGTTCAAGACAAATCTGACGAATGTCTGAATACCATCCACCCTCATTATACATTATCAAGTGACGCATTAAATCACATTTATAGGAGTAAGGTTTTAAAGCTTGGTACGCTTTTAATACGTCATCATCGAAATGTTGTTTTATGTAGTTTACACAAGAGTCTCCGGAATATATTTTTACCTTATATCCCGGATTAAGTCTGTACCACGTTTCCAACGCCTTGTTCATTCCTTCCGGTAATTCTGGTATTTTACCTTCATCTACTATCAGCACTTTATGAATGACTTTCGGAATCATATTTTTTAAAGACTTTATAACTTTAAGTTAAAGACTTAATAATATCTATAAGCAATGAAACTGTCGTATGCTATTACAGTATGTAATGAATCCAAGGAGCTGTATTCTCTCATTTCATTTTTGAAAAAGGTAAAAGATCCAAGTGACGAAATTAACATTCTTGTAGACTCTTTACACGTGACTGATAACGTAAGAAATGTTTTGAAATATCACGAAGAAGGTATAGTAGTTAACGAGAGAGATTTTGATGGTGATTTCTCAAATCATAGAAATTATCATAATTTCAAATGCTCGGGTGACTATATATTCTTAATAGATGCAGACGAGATGCCTCAAGAATCATTGATCAAAAAGGTGAAAGATGTCATCACAGAAACAAAGGGTGACGTAATTATGGTTCCCCGAATTAACATTCATCCCGGATCTACACAAGAATGGCTGGAAGCGTGCAGTTTTAAAGCAAATGAAATGGGGTGGATAAACTGGCCAGATTACAACTGTCGAATTTTTAAGAATGATCCAACTAAAATACGTTTCGCAAACAGTCTTCACGAAAGTATAACCGGATACGAAAATAGGGTTGCACTTAATCCCATACCCGAATTAGCAATCTGGCATATCAAGTCGGTAGAAAAACAAGATAATAGATGGGATGATGGAAAGTATGTAGTACCAGGTGAACAAAACCTATACGACAACCTTATGTAAATCAAATAAAATGTCAGGATACTACAAGATATGTCTCGATACGAGCAAATATATAACACAGCCAAGGGTGTCATGAATGGTAGTGTCGACATAGAACTACCAGCGATTTCCGTTTTAACCATATTCGTATTAGCTCTGATGTATATGGTCACAACTTCGATGAGTATGGACATTTATGCTGGATGCGATGTTAAGGGGAAGAAGTTATACGACCGAATGGCTTCTTTCATGTCGCACACATTGACCATAGCTTTAACTATACCAGCCACGTTACTTCTGACCAAGATGTTCAACAATGACACCGGTGCATTTATGATGCTTTATGGTCTCGCAGGTGTTATCGTATCTCTCATGGCCAATGATCTTGTAAGGAAATGTAACATCACGGAACAACTGAAGGTTATGTGGTCAAGGTTCTCTCTTGGATTATACACGATCGTGTTCCTTATCGGTATATTTTTATCGGCTAAAAAGTAACATGAAGGAGGCAATTTTATGTCTCTGGGTGATCTTGGTCTACGTGATGCGTAGAGCAGGGACACTGTCAATAGACGATAAAATGTATATTTTAGACCTTATAGGTTATATATCTAGAAAAGCGGAACATGTGGGTGGAGAGACTCTGTTAGAAAAAGTGAAGCAATACCGACCATCGCAAGTCGACCGTTTACTAGCTCCGTCTCAGGCTTCCAAAATCCCTGCACATAGCCCTCATCCTTAGAATTCGCCGCTGTTCCGAGGAACGCCAAACTGGCAACAGCGACAGAAAGACCAATGTTATCATGGAACTGTGTACCAATAGAATTACCAGTCATAACCTCGTCAATCACGGCGGAAGTGAAACCGATCATAGCAGCACGGCCATTTACACGCTCGGCCACGGAGAGATAATCATTGGGACGATCAACCGGCTTGAGGACAGAAGCCGAGGATGATCGAGTCTTGACTGTAGTCTTGGGAGTAACCGTAGGCTTAACGTTAGATGAAAGAATAACACAAGGCATTATATATTCTTATCCTTTCTTTCTTTTAAGTAGATGACGTGTAAAATATAGAGGTTCAGGGTCAACGCCATGATTGTGTAAATTGAAGTAAAGTTCATTCCTGTTCTGTACTGATGAATCAGCCATAAACTACTTGCCATTATACTGAGAGTTATGTATTGTTTAGACATTGGGACATCATTGGTTTTTACGATTGTAGACAGATTATCATACATTTGGTAAACACCAATACTCATAGCCATTGCGGCATCCATGTCGAATCTTACTAAATAAAAATATTTTTTTACAGATATGGACGCTATACTCAGCAAATTTACAGGAAAGATCGATGCGAAAAGCCTTATCACAACAGTTGAGGACATTAAGCAGGAATACCTTGATGATGGATTCACCAAGGAAGACATTCCTCCCATCCTTGGCCGCCTCATGTTAGAGACCAGGAAGTTCAAGAAACTCGAAGGTTCTCAAAAAAAGAAGCTTGTCATCGGTATTCTCAATCACCTCATTGAACAGATTGACGACGGTGAGAAAGACAGTGAGTTTGAGTCTATCCTTAAGAGTCTTGTACCACCCATGGTTGATAGCTTTGCCGCCATGATGAAAGCGAAGAACCTTTTCGCTCGCTTTTGCCCATGCCTGTAATTATAAAAGTGATATAAAAAGGTAACACGTGTACATACTACTATGAAGTTTCCAACGCTTGAAAAAATGGTTGAATACGGAATATACACTGTGAAAGATCTCGTACTCTTTTCACAGGGTAGACTCATAAAGAGAAACGCTAAAATTCATGTTGACTGTTCAATTTGTCATCTTGTGTCTGAATCGGATACTTGCCCCAGGGTACATAAAAAAATCTAATCTTATATCAAATGTCTAACACCGTTTTACCATTGGCTCTCGTAGGTTCCATGTGTAGTTCTGTGGCTGCAGTGGCTTATGGTATTCAAACTGGTGCCATACCAACTGGAAAATCTGAACCCGAACCCGAGTATGTAGCACCAGTCCCTTCCGCTCCACTTGACATGATGGATAGTGGTAGCATGATGGTTGACGACTTCGTTATCCAGGGTGACGCCGACGAAGCCGATATTAGTGCTATTCTTGAGGAAGACGCTTTAACATCTACCACCATGGTTCACACCCATCCAGATGATGATCAAATCTCAGGACTCGCTGGTATGCCTATAAACTGTGGTCCAGATGACGACGAAAATCAGACAGCTTTGCGGTCGTTTGGTCTTAATGCGGATATGAAATATGGCTATACATGCTCGTCCTTGGAGAATCCCGGTGAACTAAAATTCGGGACAGCCGGAAAGTATGTATCATCCAGGGGGGATATAGAAAACTTACACCAGGCCCAAGCCCTGTGTGCTTCCAATCAAGCACTTGTTGGATTCGTACTTGACCAGAATAAATCGAAAACAAAGGTCGGTTACCGCTATGATTGCATCAACCTAAAGGGACCTGCTAAAATTCGCACAGCTCTCACATCTTACAAACCTTACAGTAGTGGGGATGGAGCGGGTGAAGGCGGTGATGATTTAGAGGGGGTGCCTCGTCAAACCAAACAGCTCGCTGTTTTACAACCAGCGGCAGGAATCGGTGACATATCATGCAATGAAGGTGAACTCTTACAGGGTTTCGCCGTTGAGAAGAGTGGTAACAACATGCGTTACATCTACCGTTGCGTCACTCCTGCTTACGAGGCGGATTAATAACCAGACCAAGTGCTGTTTCTAGACTATTTTGATTCCTTTGTAAAGGTTTAGACCTCTTCAAAACTAAACCATCATTCACATTCTTTATTTCATTCATCTTCTTTGTGCTTGAAATAAATGGTATAACATTATCCTTGATAGGCTCCGTTTCTACAGGTTTTGATTCAACGATGTCTTTTACTGAATCTAATCTAAATTCCTCTATTGTCAAATCCCCTCCAAATACATCCAATCTATATCTATTAGGTGCCCGTTTAATGGTATCTAACTTATTATATAACCTCTTACGCAAAAGAGTTATATTACCACATATAATACTACCTTTGGTGAGACCATACCTGTCGAGAGCATACGTTTTCATACAACTCCAGGAGCAAAAATTACCTGTTGTTGAGAATTTTTTACGACGATCGTCGTAACCGTATGGAAGTTGTAATGGTTCATTATCAAATGGGTGGCAGCACCACCAGCACCACATCTTTATTACTAAAAAAATGTATCCTTTAAATAAGATGAATAATAGACAGAATAGTACTACAGCTATTATTCTGATACTCATTTTGATGATGATGAGTTCCATGGTGTCATCATCAGCGGGTATCGTAGGTTTCAATTTATTCACAGGCATCAGGCCAAGTAAAGAAGTATCTACTCGTGTTAAAAAACAAGAAAATCGAGTTGATGAACTTGCAAAACAAGCGGGAGTAGATGGTAAAGAATTTCGTAAAGAGTTGAATGAAGAAATTAAGAAGGGCTGTTTCATTTCAGTAAACGATGAAGGTAAATGTCCAGAAGGTACAAAACCAACCTCGGGTCAATGTTGTGAATTTATAGATCCAAAGATGCCATCTACAACTGATATGATGAAACAAATGGCACCAGATTTAGCTATTGCCATAATTGGAGGTGCATTAGCTGAAACCGCTCTCATTGTTTCGGTACGACTTGGAATACAATTATCTACAGCTGCTGGACGAACCGCACTCATGCAAGGTGCTTCAGCTATTGGCCGAACAGCTGTGACAGCGGGTGTTCGAACAGCGGGTGCACAAGCGGGTTCAAAATTTATGATGGCGGCGAAATGCCCGGGGCCTTGTATGGCTGCGATGATTGCTTTTGCTGTGTTTACTGTAGCTCTTGACATGACAGACCCCTTCGGATATAATAACTTCACAGCAAATGAAGTTATACGTCGTAAAAGAAATACGATTGATGTGGGATTAGAGGAGGGTCTAGTAAAAGATGGTGGTACATCTCCCTTATTGTTTCCTCTTGGATCAGCTTTTCCCGAACTAAATGAAGAATTTCAAGAAAAACTTCTTACAGAATTTTTACCGGATGCCATGGAATTGATGCCTCAAGATGTCATGGTTGAATTTTTAGTTTCACAGTTATCTGGTACACCCTTGAAGGGTGATGAAGCCGAAAAAATGCAAGAAGAGTTAGGAAAAGCTATGGAAAATGCATACTTAAACACAGAAAAACGGGATAAGGTTGCCTACGACTTTTACGTCAGCAAGGGTAAGGGGCGTGAAATTGAGAGAGTGCCATGGATGTCGACAAAAAATACTATAGGTTTAACGTTGAACGAGAAAGCTGCTAAAAAATACAACGAACGAATGAAGGAAAAACATTTGTTGTATTCAAATCCACACAGACCACCACCGGCCGAAATACCAAAGGATTATAGCCCTTTCATAGCAGCTTACACCGATACGTATCGTGTTGTAAACAAAGAAAATCCGGGTGAAAAAAATAACCCTAATGTTGTAGAAAAGAAGTTAAAAAAGAAAGTGTGTTTATGCTTCCCATACGCAATGTTGATTGCAGACTGTGAATATGGGTTTAATGCAACTAAACATAGCCAGCGTTTAAATCCAGCTGTATATGGTGTCACATTTAATTATGAACGCGGTGAATGCAATTTTACACATGATTATTGTAAACGGCTTGGACTAAAAATTAAAGGTAACGAATGTAAAATGCGTGAAGGTCAGAAAGAAGCTGAATTGATTTTAGGTAAAACAATAACACGTACCTACATAGAAGACTGGGATAATCGTATAGACGCTTTTAAATCAGGTGATCCCGTGAATATTATGCTTGCTATAGCTTCCATGCATCCTAAAAATCTTATTTTTGGACCATGGGTTAAAAAGGCAGTATTTGCAATCAAAGATAGCTATGGTCGTGGTGTAGGAACACCAATGGTTTGTGGACCAAATAAAGAGAGAAAGGGTGCATTGTGTTATCCGAGATGTCGCACAGGACCCAATGGTGAACAATTATATAAATCTAGGGCCCTTGAATGTGAAGGAACGTGTCCGAGTGGTTCTAAGAATACTGGTTTAACATGCTTGCAACCCATTCATGCATTCATACCAAGTAATAAATCATCCAACCCATTTGAAAAGGGCTTTTATCAACGAAAAGCTTGTGGTCGAATGGTTGATCGAAATTCAACTCTTGGACAAGAAATACTCAAACAAAAGAAGGGTGAAATCGAAGGAAGAATTGAAGCAGAAAAAGATAAAATGAGAAGCGAAGGTGTATCTGAACGCACCATTAGACAACGCCTGAAATCACAAGGATCAACTCGTGCTAACGTCGAAAATGAATATTTACAGTACAAATTCAGAGGTACCACATGTAACGAACCATGTCTTCCCGGATTTAAGTTTCGTTCAGGGGCAGCTGGTTCGGCATTCTGTGATAAAACAAGAAATAGGTATTCCAGAGCTGGTAAGTCAAAGGTTCCCGATGCGTGTCCAGGAAGCAAGACAAGAGATGCCTCACTTTGTTATAAACCATGCAAACCTGGTTATAGGGGCAATGGTCCAACATGTAAAAAGACTGAAGAGTCTCGACAAGAAAACATGTACACTAAGGAAGGACTTGGAGCCACAGTTGGTATTTAAATTTCTCAGTACAAAGTAATAAATATGCCCCCTCCTGTTGGTATTGTTCGTGCCGGTTCTACCGCTGTTGACGGGGCAGCGGCAGCAACGGCTCTGACCAAAGCAACCGGTAGCGGTGTTGATGCGGCCAAACTAATCGATAACGTCGACACTGTAAAATCATTCCGAAAAGTTTTAGAAACAGGTGAAGGCCTTGGTGATGTATCTGATACTTCAAAAATTCTCAATAAAGTAGACGATGAAACATTTGAGATGGCATTGAATAATGAGAAAGTAATAGAGGGTTTAAATGCGGCAAAGGCTGAGAACTTGGTGGATGCATTTAAGAATATTGATGACCCTACTAGGTTAGCAGATATAGGTAAAAAATTGGATACCGAAGTATTCGAGAATATTAAAAATCTTGATCCTGCTCTCGCTAAAAAACTCAGACCAAATTTGCTAGGACAGGGTCGAAACGCTGCCACAAAATTTTTTAGAAATAGAACAACTCTTAAGAATTTACAAGGGTCAGTGGACGATATAAGTAAGGTACGCCAAGGAGCTCAAAATCCACCAAATCCAGAGAATGTCACGGCCATTACTAAGAAAATGGAGGATGCACCGACAAACCAAGTTGACATCATAGCAAAAGAAGTTGCGACTAATTCAGACGATGTGAGGAAAAGTTTAAAATCAGTTAACAAACTCTTAAAAGAGGGAAGTGAATCTTCTAACTCTCTCAAAAAGGGTCTTGCAGAACTAGGAATTACACCAGCTACAGCCGCTATTGGTGCGGGTGTCATAGTTCTTTTGTGTATGGCATACGACACAGACAATCCTTTCACCGCCGTTGATCGTGCTTTAGATGACACCGGAAAGGTCGTGAAAGGTTTCAAGGAGGTAGCAGATTCCGCCGCCACCGCTGCCAAGGATGTTACAACAGGTGGCTTCGATTTCATTTCTTTCGTGTCCAACAATTCCTGGATCTCTTTCGCTTGTTCGATCCTTTGTGTCATCCTATTGTTCGCTTTGTTTATGATGGGAATGCTAGGTTCCATGGGTGGAAATAATAAACGTTAAAAACCGTCAACGATGAGATATATACCTCATTAACTTAAAGAAATATTTATCTTTTAAGTTAATGATCCTTAGTATAGATGTCGGCATAAAGAATTTAGCAATGTGTTTACTCGACGAGGATCGTGAAAATTTAGTCGTTGAATGGGATGTCTCTGGTGTACCACCCCAACACAAAGATGGTGTTTATGTCTCACTAAGAAAACACCTCGATGAACGTCCATGGGTACTCAATGCAAAAACGATTCTTATAGAAAAACAACCTGATCGTAACAAAAAGATGGTTTCAGTAATGCATTTCCTTCATGCATATTTTATCATAAAAAACCCAGATGCCGAAACAATCCTATATGACGCACGACATAAAATACCTGATGTTGCCGGACCTGGTAAGGCTCAATACAATAAACGTAAGAAAGTGTCCATAGAGAGATGTGAAGCCTTCATCAGGAATGGACCCATCAACACACATTGGCTAGAAACGTTTCAAAAATCTAAAAAGAAAGATGATCTCGCAGATACGGTGATGCAAGCATTATCATTCGTAAATAGGAAGGAGGTCTTACCCGCTTCAAAAAAGAAGAAATCCACAAAATTGGTGGCACGCCGACCAAATGAAAATCAGAAAAGGACAAAATATTCCAAGTGTAATTTAGCGTGGATTTATCTCAATAAAGTTGAATGTGAAGTCCTTGAAAATAATAAAAGATTCATGAAAGACTTAAAGAGGTACTATCGAGACCTAAGTGATCTCATTAAAGATATAAATGGATAGTTATTCACAATGAGTCTCGTCATCCGAATGTCCGCCACTCCCAGCAAGTCTAAGCCCAACATCGATAAGATCATCAAGAGTAATAAGCATCTTAGGGCTGCGGCACATTCTTCAAAGACAAACAGAAAACATCACCGTGTAGCGATCGACCAACTTGATTCGTTTCTGGATCTCATCGATAACGCCATTGATGTCATGAATAATACCACAGTTGAGATTGAAAAGTCACAAGAGAAACTTTATGAGTTGTACGACTTTTGTGGAGAGGTCCCAACGGATGATAGTTGTGATTATTAAAGATTAGAACGGATATATTGTTATAATGAAGAAAGTTTTGGATCATGGATTTGTAGAACTTGTCGACCATATGCCCCTAGAGAATCTAGATAAGGCCATAGTTGATGGTGCCCGTGTGAGTTATCAAACGGGTACCAAGACCACTCGTGGTGACCGAGGTCTTATTAGGTACCTTGTCCGCAATTGGCATACTTCACCCCTAGAACTCGTAGTTTTCAAGTTTCGTATCAAGGCACCACTTTACATCGCTCGTCAGTGGCTTAGACACAGAACTGCATCCGTGAATGAAATGTCTGCCAGGTATTCTATCGTTGATGAGGAATACTACGAACCGGAAGTCCTACGTGGACAATCGGCTGTAAATCATCAAGGATCAGAAGGTGTAGTGGAACTAGATGATGAATTAAACCAGTCTCTTTCTGACCAGTATAAACAGGCTTTCAAGCTATACGAGCAATTGCTAGAGAAGGGTGTTTGTAGGGAACAAGCTCGTGGTGTTCTCCCTCAATCTACCTACACTTCTTTCGTGTGGAAGATGGACTTGCACAATCTCATGCATTTCTTACAATTAAGGATGGATCACCATGCTCAAAAGGAGATTCGTGACTACGCCACGGCCATCTATGAACTTGTCCAACCCCTAGTACCCCACGCTATGGAGGCATTCATGGACTTTCGTGTAAATGCGATGCAGTTAACGGGACCCGAAATTGAAGCTATAAACTCTGGAAAAGAGATTGAATCTCCAGGTGAAAGGCGTGAGTTTGAAGAAAAACTAAAGAAGTTAAAAATTAAATGTCCTTAAAATACAACAAACACAATGTTCGCTATTACTGCATCCCCCACATGGTTCGCCAAAACTGACGACTTTAAGAAGGTTGGTAAAAAGATTCAGAAACAACGTAAGACAGAGGTAGACAAGATCAAGGATAAGATCAGTGACATTGCTCGTGATGAGCGTAAGCGTGTTCAGGAGATTTTCAAGGAACATCAAGACATTCTAAAGAAAAACAAGGAAACTCGCAAGGCTAGCAAAAAGTCTAAATCGATCGATCTTTACGAAAAGTGATCCATATAGCTGCAATAACAGGTATTAAAGCCAGCGGTGAATCACTAAACCTTTCAGCTAGTAACGCACATATTACACTGTACTGAACCACCTTTATTTCCTGCCTTGTTTTAATCATAGACCGTTTCATCGCTGCTCTCGACCTTTCCAAGCCGAGAACAGTCGAGGTTATCTTCCCTATCTTAGATGGAATTTCAGTAGTACTCATGATCATCTGACTTATATCAATGGATTCAATGAATTGTTCTTGTATCATTGGTTCAAGATATGTGAAATAGTTGAAGTCTGGATCAAGTTGAAGACAAATTCCCTCTATAAGAGAAAACGATTTCGCTAAATATACAAAGCTTGTTGGTACAACAAAGGGTTTTTCTGCGGCTAATTCTGCAGCTAATTCGTCATTCATTATGGCACCACCATCTAATGTTTCTAGGTACCCGAGGATAGTTTCAAAAAAAAGTTCAATATCCGAAACGTCTGACGATGTTGGTACAATGACACCTAGTCTAATCAGGATCGAAACTATACTTCTTGTATCACGCTGTATGATAGCAGCAAACAGATCTGTAAATCCCTGCTTTAGTTCGTCACTGAGTCCGATCAATAAACCAAAATCATAAAACACTAACTGCCCGTTCTTGGAAACACCGAGATTACCGGGATGTGGGTCGGCATGAAATAACCCTGAATTCATAGTTTGAATAACATATGAATTAACAAGAGCTTCACATACTTTCTTTTTGTTAATCTTCTTGTTTTTGATTTCAGTTATTTTTTCTGTTGGTACATACTCCATTACAATCATTTCATTGGTACAGTATTTCTTATACACGCGAGGGATCTTAATCCAATCAACATCTTTCAATGATTTCCTGAATTTTATGGCGTTTTCTACTTCTTGTTCATAATCAGCTTCACCCAATAGATACTCTATAGAATCATTAAGTACAAAGTTTGAACTAGACCCTGTATCTACACCCAAAGACTGAACAACACTCAGAATTTTACGCACTGTATTCGTATCAGATTTCATGATATCACAAATCCCCGGTCTCTTTAATTTTACAACAACCTGCTTACCATTATGTAGAGTAGCTCTATGCACTTGCCCAATACTAGCTGATTTGAATGGAACTTCGTCAAACTCTTTGAACATATCTGTATTTATCAGGTCCTTTACAAGATTAAAATCAAATGGTGGTACATCGTCTTGAAGAGACTCTAATTCCTTTGTGAATTCGGGTGGATACAGGTCTCCTCTAGTGGAAGCTATTTGCCCTAATTTTACAAATGTGGGTCCTAAGTCTAATAACTGGTTTTTTGTCCATCTACCAAGTTCAGCTTTGTCATCTGTAAAGCGTTCTTTCCATATATACTTGGCAGCAAACTTCCATGTCTTAACCCGTTGGTTTGGTGTCACTCTGATTGGAACTTGTTTCTGAGCTAAACATAGCATCCTATGTTATACCAGGTTTTTTATTTCTTAAGTAAAATCAACCGCAATAAAAGATATTTTGTAATATCAGAATGAAGATTCATATCATAGGTGCAGGACCTACGGGTATGTCTGTCGCATGGGAACTAAAAAAATATACGGACCATGAAGTGTTCGTATATGATAAAAAACTTTCAGCTGGAGGTTCATGGTGGGAACCATCGCTAGAAAGTAGAGATATACACGCTCACCGTATAGTTTTTGATAAAGCATTTATCAACACACGGAGTCTCTTTAAAGAGATGGGAATAGTTTGGGATGATATTTTTGTAAAGGCTGATACTGAAAATGCTGACATTATTAAAAAATATTTGTCGTCCAAAGATTATGCAATGATAACAAGCCTAGCTGTTAAAGTACTTGTTATGCCGTGGAAATATAAGAAGGTGTCGGTAAAAGATGCTGTAGGAGAGTTATCAGATGGTGGCAAAAAACTCGTACAAGCAACCACGTTAATTATTGATGGAGTACCTTGGGACGTTATGACAGCTTATGAGTTTGTAAAAAGTTTCGACCATACAGGTTTATCTTCCGCTTACAAATCGAAGGGATCCTTCAAAATTATGAATGACGCAATGCAACAAGCACTCGTGGATAAAGGTGTTCATTTTGAATTCGGTGCCGAACTTCAAGACGTTACATACTTAGATAACGGATTTGCCGCACAATTTAAGAGTGGTATGGTTGTGAAGGAAGGTCTACTCGTTCTTTGTGTTGATAATAGCCCAGCTATCAGCCTCATGAAAGATAATTGGGGTGAAGACGCTATAGAAAAGATTGGACCAAGTACTTATGGTGCCATAACAATCATGCTAGAGTATGAAGAAGATATGGATATCCCTAGTGATCTTCAATATGTAATTGAAACAGACTTACACCTTCAACCAGTTGTCTTACCAGATAAACGAACCATCGCTTGTGTGATATGTGACCTAACCGATGAAGTTGTTCATATGGACGAAGAAAAATTAATCGAAAAGGTTATTGAACAACTCGGTCTTGTACAACCAAAAGAAATACGAATTGCTTGGGGGTCTACATGGGATGGGACAAAATGGAAGTTTGAACAGTCTTCCGGTGTATTAAACCCCAACGGTCAACTCCCTTTCTTTGGGAAATCTAAAAAGGTGGCTATGTGTGGTATGATGTCTCCAAGGAACACACCCTATTCAAGTATAGAGGCTGCAGTTGAAGTTGGTCGAGCATTCTGCAACAAACAATTCGGAACACGTCGCCCATATGAACCTTTCATGATTACACATATCATTATGCTACTTATAGTTTTACTGATCATATTTGTGTATAGGAGAAGACGATGAAGTTCGTAGGAAAAGTTCATGAACCAATGTACGAATTTAATGACAAAAAGTATATTCGTCTTATAATTCCTGCTAAAATATCGGAAATTATAGACCGAATGCACATAAGTAAGTGGTATTTACTCGCAAATAAACACATTGATAACCCCCTTGAGGGTAACATTCTCACCGTGAAGGTGCCATTTCGCTATAGGAGAGTGATGTGTGAAGTCAGAGGACGTCCAGTACAATCTCTTATATCGGGAGATGAAGTCGATATTAATGTAGATTTCAAGGGTGTTTGGAATGTAGGAAATTACTCGGGCTTCTCTTGGATACTCTCAAGCTGTTCAGCTTCCTCCCCCTGATTTTCAGGTAATTGAATATCATTCAGTCCCGCTTTCTTAAAACCTTCAAAGGTAGAAAGTACACCTTGAAGCCTGAAAACTTCCTGTGTAAGCTCCTCTATATTCACACGAATCTTCTTAATATTCTCAACAACATTGATCGAAGGCATTATAATCAGTTAAAGTTTTTCCCCTTTAACTGATTAAGAATGACAACTCTTACAAGGTCTGGTCTCATAATAGATAATCCAACACCCGAAATTAAAAAGGAACTTACGGTAAGAGCGATCGTCAATAATGAATATGGATTTCCCCCACCGCCTTTTAAAGTGTATAGATCAGCTAAGAACGGGATTTGTGTCCCAAGATACTATGGAACTTATGTTCCACAAACAGACAAAAGACCAAACCCTGTCAAAACCTCGATTAGTTTTAAAGGGAAACTTAGAGACGAGACCAAACAAAATGATGCATTTAACGCCGCAATTCAAGCAGGTCATGGCGTCTTGTCTTTACCATGTGGCTATGGTAAAACGACCGTATCCTTGGCCATAGCTTGTAAGCTTGGATATAGAACTATGATCATCGTACACAAACAGTTTCTAGCAGATCAGTGGAGAGAAAGAATCAAACAGTTTTGCCCAGGTGCCACAATAGGTACAATCCAACAAGAAAAGAAAGAAGTTGATTGTGATTTTGTTATTGCTATGCTCCAGTCTCTTTCATTGAAGGAATATTCTTTTAATGATTTCGATACCATAGGTACTGTTATCGTAGATGAAGCTCATCATATATGTGCAAAGGTATTCAGTCAAAGTCTTTTCAAGATGTGTCCAAAACATATATTTGGATTATCGGCAACACCACACCGTAAAGATGGTCTTAGTAAGGTTTTACATTGGTTCATGGGTCCTATATTTTTTGCAGTAGAAAGAGAAAATCAAGGTCAGGTTGAAGTATTTTCAATCCAATATGAATGCCCAATGTTTAAGAATCCTCCACCATGTACACGGAATGGTCAACTTTCGTTGGTGAATATGATTACCGAACTTGTAGAGCATCGTGGTAGAAATAGAATGTTAGTTGGTCTTGTAAAGAAAGCATCTAGTGGATCGAGACAATTACTAGTACTCAGTGACAGACGACAACATTGTGAATTTCTTCATCAATGTTTTCCTAAAAGTTCTGGACTTTACATGGGAGGAATGAAAGAAGCTGATTTAGAGGCATCTTCAAAAAAGAAAATTATATTTGCCACATTCAGTCAAGCACATGAAGGTTTAGATATCCCTACGTTAGACACTGTTATTCTTGCAACACCAAAATCTGATATTCAACAATCTATAGGACGTGTCATGAGAGAGACACCGGGAAAGCAAAACAATCCACATATCTATGATATTGTAGATCAGTGGTCTATACTGTTTGCTATGTATAAAAAACGTTTACGAGTATATAAACAAGGTGGTTTCAATATAGATGCCGTTCAGGGAAAAGAAGAAGACGAAAACCTCTTTCAGGGAAAGTGTTTGTTTTTATAATCTGAATAAGTAATAGATATGTCTGGTGCATTGATACAACTGGTCGCCAAAGGGGCCCAAGATGTTTTTTACATGAGTGGTGAAGGAATGTCTCTGTTTACTTCTAAATATACGAGACACACAAACTTTGCACAAGCTCCAAAACTCATAAAAGAATTTTCATTAGCCGAAGATTCTTGTGTCATTCCAACAAGTGGCGATCTTCTAACTGGATTATGGTTCGAGGGTACCAACTTGATTGAAGGATTTCAAGATTCTATCATAGATCTTTATATAGGAGGTCAAAAAGTAGATTCACAACCATTCGATTTTATAAGTGATATTTATCAAAATTATCTCGCTGATACGTACACAAAATCTCAGGAGATTAACAATAAATGTTCCGTGAGTAACACGAATTTTATTCCTCTAACATTCTTTTTCAATAGTAAAAGCTCATATATCCCAATGGTAGCTTTGCAATATCACCAGGTAGAGATTCGTGTCAAATTTAAAAGGAATACGAACACACCATTTACAGCAAAATTATACGGTAATTATGTATATTTGGATGCACCAGAAAGGAAGAGATTTACATCCGGTAAACATGATTTCATTGTCACACAAACACAAACTATAAAAGAAAAGATGGTGACGGGCTACAATGACTATGATTTATCATCATTTAATCACCCGGTTAAGTCTTTATTTTTTGGTGTACCAACAAAATCCAGTAACGTCATAGAAGATCGTTTTACATTTGATACAGCCGATATACTTCTCAATGGTACACATTTACTAGAGGGTATGTCACCAACATATTTCCACTCAGTACAAAATTATTATAAATCAGAATACGGAGTTTCCGGTTTTAACGAAGTTTATAACACACCATTTTATACAAGATATTATGCATATCACTTTTGTACAAACGCATCCGACTATAAATCTACAGGAACATGCAATTTCAGCAGGCTTGACAATGCCAACCTTCAATTGAGAGATATAAAACTCGGTACACTAAGAACCGGGGAGGATATACGGATTTATGCAGTAAATTTCAACGTGTTGCGTGTCCAGGACGGAATGGCCGGAATTTTATTCGGAAACTAAAGTAGTAAACCATGGTTGGTAAAACGCCTCAAGTTCGAGAAATTGTCTTTAACATTCTCGACGACAATGGCGAACGTACCGTAGTTGCAAAGGGTGCCACATCAGTAGACGTCGGTGACACGAATCAACTTTTTACAAGGACTTCTAATCTTGAAGTTCTCAGTTCCAATAATTTTTCGAATATAAGTAATGCACAAAGTAATATCCTAAGTATCGAAGCATTCATGAGTCAGTTTACTGGTGACGTATATTCACCCCTCTTAACACAGTTACAGTCTCATCACACTGATAACGTTACCCGCATTGATACATTATTTACTGACCTAGCAGCAAACGCTGTTAATGTAGATGGAACATTTTCAAATGTAATTGTTCTCCAAGATGATCTATCTGCCAATGTTACTCGTATTGATACATTATTTACTGACCTAGCAGCAAACGCTGTTAATGTAGATGGAACATTTTCAAATGTTTCAATTTTACAAGCGAAGCAAACAACCGATTTTGCTAACATATCATCTCTCCAAACAGATATTGAATCTGTCACAAACTTCGGTAGTATTGTTACTTTACAATCTAATGTGTTTGATTTGAAGAATCGTGTAGCTTCTTCTACGGTACGAGTTGGTGAAGATGCCGGAGGTGGAAACTCCGATACGTCATCCCTGGCAATTGGAGCCCAATCAGGCAACTTTATGGGTACTCAATCTATAGCTATAGGTGCTTTAGCAAATTACAACGCCAACCTAACAGAGGCCACGGCCACCGCACGTTCTATTGTTATAAACGCAACGGGTCAACCATTATCCGCACCCAGAAGTGATACACTTGTTATTGGTTCTATAGAAGAGGATAATAGTAATATTATCTGTATGATGGGTGCTAATGTCCTTTCCAGTACCACAGGAGCCTGTGAAATAACTCGCACATCACTGTTGAAACTGATGGACTCGAATGTTCATATTTCAACAAATGTGAGTATTGCTAATGATACCATTTTATTCAGACCCAATGGTAATGGTTCATTTGGTGGTGATATAGATATTAACGCAACTCTAGAAGTGGGTGGTACATCATCGTTTGGAGGAGCTATGACACTCAATGACAATCTCGAGACCACGGGTACTTCTTCATTTGGTGGTAAAATGGAGGTCAATAACGACATTGACTGTAACGGAGAAAGTTTTATCATGAAGAATAATTCTGCAAATAAGATTATTCTTCGAGATGACGGTACAGGTTCATTTGTAGGTGGTGTTAAGATTAACGCAACTCTAGAAGTGGGTGGTACATCGTCGTTTGGAGGAGCTATGACACTCAATAACAATCTCGAAATCACTGGTACTTCTTCGTTTGGTGGTGATATGTCAATTAATAGTAATGTCATACAGACTGGAGAAAGTTTTATAATGAATGATGGTACAAATGACAAGATAAGTTTAACTCATAATGGCAACTCTTCGTTTTCTGGTACATTAGAGGCATCTGCTATCGACTGTACAGGTTCATCTGGTCATGTCGACATTTATCATGCAACTGACGCAAGTTTAAGAGTTGGTACTGGTCTTGGGGCTTTTAACGCTATTATTAATCAAGATGGTACGTCTTCATTTAATGGTGCGATGCAAATCAACAACACTCTTACAGTA